ATGCCGCGCCGCGCTCGCAGACGCCCGAATCAGACCTCCAGCGACTGTCCCGAACTGGTTAACTTTCTGAATTATCTCCTGGTGGAGCGCGGCTTGGCCGCCAACACCGTTATCGGCTATCGCGCCCACCTGGAGGCGGCGGATCGGTTCTTCACCGGGCTCGGCACGACCCTGACTTTGGCCGACGAGGACGATTACCGGAGCTTCATTCGCGATCGGTCAGCCCAGGGAAAATCAGCGGGCACGCTCAACTGCATTCTGACCGCCATCGGCAGTTTTCTGCGGTTTTTGCCGTCAGTCGGCTTCGATCGCTCGGTGGTTCTGTATTCCCTCGAGCATCCGGCGCCTGATCGCAAACTGCCGCGCGTGCCGAGCAAATCGCAGGTGATCCGCTTGATCGATTCGCTGCCCAAAGATGATCCCATGCACCTGCGCGATCTGGCAATGCTGGAACTTTTGTACGCCAGCGGTTTGCGCGCGTTTGAGATCTGCCGTGTGAAGGTTTGTGATATAAACCTTTCGACGCGGTGGATCCGCGTGGTGGGAAAAGGCGTCAAAGAGCGGATCGTTCCCTTCGGAGTGCCGGCAAAAATGGCGATCGAGCAGTATCTGCGGGATCTTCGGCCGGCGTTGGATTGCAACGCCTCCCCGGTGCTTCTGCTCTCCCAAACGGGCCGGCCGCTGCCGCCGCAGTCGCTCTGGGCGATCGTCTGTGCCCACGCCGAGCGGGCGGGACTGCCGCGGTTTGGGCCGCACGCCCTGCGTCACAGCTTCGCGACGCACCTGCTCAACGGCGGAGCCGATCTGCGGGTCATCCAGGAGCTGCTCGGGCACGTCAGCATCAACACCACGCAGATCTACACCCACGTTGACCAGGCGAGGCTGCGATCGATCCACCAGCAGTTTCATCCGCGGGGATGAGATCCTGTCGAATCACGGGGCAAAATGAGCGAACGCGCGAAAATCCGGTTAAAGTGCCGGCACGGGCGAGCCGATAAGATCACCTGCATTTCCTCAGTTTTGGGCATTCCCGGCCGCAACGTCCCATTAGAACTATTATGTTAAGCCTGAGAAGCCGCCCGGCGGCTTTAGAGAGGCGATTGGGTTTGCCGATGATCTGAGCGTCGGACGAAGGGCTTAAAATCGATCCTGAGCGGGCCGCGTGAGCCGCGCGCGGCATTTGGAAGGGATGGTGGTATAAGTTGGACCCATGCCAGGCGTGGAGCTGATCCGATCTTTTCTAAATCAAGCGTCTGCGCAAGGGTCTCGATCAACTGCCTTGGCGCCGCTGGGATGGCTTGCGGCAATCCTTGTGTCGGCACTGATCAGCACGTTTTTGGTGCATGCGCCGCCGTGGGCCCCGATCTGCATTGGGATTCTTCTGGCGATGTGCGTTGCCGGCTATTTCGGCGCTTATGGTTATTTCATGTTCAAGGATCCCGACGCGCTCAGGTCGCAACGCGTTCGAGCATCCATAAAGCGCGGCGGCAGCCCCCGCATTGACCGACCCAGAACGCCCACCGCCGGGTTCGGCTCTGGAAGAGGTGTGGCTGAAGGATGACGTGCGAGATTCTCATCGGCCTGAGAACACTGAGAACGGGATCAAATGTGAGCGATCGGCGACGGCCGTGATCGCATAAAAATGCCCTCGGGCCACTGTGTAGGAAATCAATCCTGCCCGCGTACACCCAGATCGGGACAAGAACGAGGCCGAACCGATTGGGCTCTTTCCAGATGCACGAAAGAATGTGGTCGGGCGGTTCACGCGTTTCCACGGATCCACCGTCCGATGCAATCGATGAGGACAATCGGCCACGCGCGCAGATCATCGAACAAGCACTCGAGAACGGATCGACTGACGAACCCGTCGCGGGTTCGCCGGCCGCACCGCGGACAGAAATTCGCCCGCTTCCTGAGGATCTGACAGACGCCGCACCAGCCGAAAAAGGGTTGTTCGTAAACCACAGTTCCGGGAGCGAGTTTCACGCCGGCGTTGATGACCTGGTATTGCACTCCCTCAAGTCGCCTGATTTCCTCGGCGTTGTAAAAGCCAAGTTCGAGGAGCGTCTTTGCAACCGGCGAGGAAAACGGGCTCGTCTCGCGCATGTCTATCACCTCGTGATGGACTTGCCGGATCAGATCTTCAGCGGCTCGCGCGCGTTGGTATTGCTCGTTGGCAAAAACTGCCATCCGCGCCGGGCTGTAGTTCGCTGGAGGCATCTTGGGCGCTGCCATCGCCCGCGGATCTTACACCGCCGCCGACAGCCGGCGAAGATCAATCACCCGCCAGACGTTTAGCTCGAGAATTTTCGAGTGCCGGCGGTGGAACTGGCGGGCGGCCTGCCGGCTTGCCCATCGATGAGCATCGCGGAGGTTTGGCATCGGATTCCGCACCGACGGCTTGCCGTCGATCGACGTGCCAACCATGTGCAGTTGCAGCCGGCCGTCGATCCAGGTGAAACGGCCGATGACGAAGGGGTCTGTCATGCGGGGTATTTTGGATCCTACGGAGTTGTTGTCAAAAGGGAAACATCTTCAATTTTCGAGCAATTCCGCAAAGTTGTATTTTCGTGCAACTTTATTGACTTCTAGTGCATATCCGATACAATCCTTCGCGTGGCAACAGTGAACATCACCGATGAAGCCCTCAAAGAACTGAGTGATGTTCCCCGACCGATTCAGAAGAGAATTTACGACATTGTAGCGCGGCTGGAGAAGTGGCCAGCGGTGAGTGGAGCAAAGCCTCTGCGCGGCGATCTGCAAGGCAGCTTTCGCATTCGCACCGGCGATTACCGCGTGGTGTTCAACGTGTCGGTCGATGGTCAGACGGTCAAGGTGTGGAAGATCGGTTACCGCGGCTCGGTGTATGAATGACAGGAGCAATCATGGCACACGCAACGATGACGATGAACGATGAAGTGTTCGTGCTGGTTCCCCAGCGCGAGTATGCGAAATTGACTGCGCAGCTTCCCGAGATGCCCCCTGCCAATGCGGACGGCACATATCCGGCGCTGCCGGCGATGCGCGTGACGATGGCCCGCTCGATCATGAAGGACCGGCTGTCGGCCGGCATGACTCAGCGGCAACTGGCCGATGCGGCGGGTGTGCGGATCGAAACGATCAACAGGATTGAAAAGGGAAAGGTGATGCCCGATACGCGCACCATCCTGAAGATCGACAAGGCACTGAAGCTCGCGAGCAATCGCAAATGAAACCGAGGTTGGAATCCGGCGTGCAGATCTCAACTCACGATCGGCGCGCCATATCCTGCCGCCGGCGTGGGCGACAAGTGAACCGAGGTCGCCGTCTCGCCGACTTCCCAGATGTACGGGTAGCCGGCCTGATTGATCGCAGCCAGGCAAACAAATCCGGAAAGTCCGTATTCGCTCACGGGCGTGGTGTCGGTGACCATCCCGAACGGGCGCGGCCTGACAGGGGTCAGGTTTGTTGCCAGGAGCGTTCCCCCGCTCAAACTATGCAAATCATAAGTGAACCTGCAGCGCACGCCGGCGTTTCCGTTGGTTGAGCTATCGTTGAGGGCCGCGCCGCAGATAATGAGGCTGTTGTACGATCCGATCTCGCGCCACATCACTTGCGTCCCCGTCGAACCATTGGAAAAAAAGCCCGTCCCTCCCTTGACCGGCGCCGCCCAGAGAAGCTCGCCTGGGCCGTGCGGGACGACCATTGCGATGCTGACATTTTGAGACCCGATCACAGGGCCACCGCTGCTGGAGTCGGGCGGATTCGTGTAGGTCTTGCACGTTGCGACGGGCGGCACGTAGGTCTGAGCGCCGGAGGTAACCGGCGCCAGCAGCGAGATGACCTCGAAACAGGTTGCGCCCTGCGCGTTGATGAGCGGCGAGTTAACCGCCGGCGATCCAATGCAGATGTTGCTCGGCGTGTTGCGGACGTTGGGCCCGGCGAGCGTATCCAGCTTGTGGCGCATGCGATTGAACTCGCGTCGATCATCCTCCGTGAAGATGTAACCCTTCTCATTCATCAGGATGGCTCCGTGAGAAGCGGCAGAAAAGGAACCGAGTTGTACCGCTTGTATTTCAGGTAATACGCGCCGGCGGTGGGGTTGAGCAGCGTCGCGCCCGGAGGCGAGGTGGAAAACGCCACCGGCGTCGAAAGTGCGAGGCCGACTTTCAGGCTCGTGTCGGTGGGAATGCCCAGACCGTTCAAATTCTGATCGGTGCTGACCTGTTCGCCCTGGCTGTTGTAGATATTGCCTCTCTGCGTGCTGCTGAAATATGCCATCGATCCCTGGTCGAGCAGTTGAAGCTGGAAGGGATCGGTCACCGATGACGGCAGCAGCGACAGATCCCAGAGCTCGAAACTCCTGACCATCTGGAGGTAGTTGTCTTTGCCGGTGTAGGCGTTGCCCGGGTCGATCGACACGCAGAAGATCGTCCCGGGTCCGAACTGCGTGCTGTTGCCGTTGGGCTGTTCAAGCGTGATGGTGTCGCTGTTGACGCAGTTTTCGTAGGTGCTGTAGAGCGAGTAATTGTAAAACGACTCATTGCTGGTGATTGTCAGCGACTTGTAGCTGATGCGTTTGGTGGGCTGAGTTCGAAACGGGCATCGCGCCGAGTTGACGATCGGATTGCCGTTGATGTCCCGATCGAACGGCGGCTCGATCGTGACCGTCTTCCAGAGATATTTCCAGGGGAGCTTGGTGGGATCCGCCGGCGGGACAAAGTTGCCGATGGAATAAGTTGCGGTGACCTCATAGGCTCCAATGGTGATATCTCGCGCAGCGACGTTCGAGCAATAGAGGAATGACCCGGAGCTGTTGAACGACTTTCCGACTGCCGCCGGCCACAGCGAACTGCCTGTCATGGCGGCGACCTGGTCCATCGCATCGTCTTCAGAGCTCGCGCCAACCACATCGAAAATCCGCAGCGCGGTGTCGCTGTTGTAGTTGCCGCGGCTCTTGGCTTTGCCGCTGAATCGTTCGGTAATCTGCCCCATGACTCCCCCCGCTACCTTCCGTCAGACACGCCAAACACCACCACCGGCCGGCGCGATTCCTGCTGTTTCTGCCAGGTGGCGAACTTTTCGAAGGCGGCGTTGGCTTCGCTTTGGAGCTTGACGGCTTCGTCGGAATTCCTGGCGATGCGCTCCTGCGGATCCGCCTTCGCCCGCGCCGCCGCGGCGACGCCGGTGACCAGCAGTCCGCGCTCCTGCAGATCGGCCGTTTTCTTGAGCGGATCGCGCTTGTCCAAACCAACGGATTTGTCGAACTCTTTGCCGAGCGTTGCCGCGTAGGCTTTGAGGTTTGCGGTCGCAGCGGCTTTGTCGGCGGCCGTCGCGTTGGGGTTGTTGATGATGTCCGCGGTCTTGCGCGCCTCTTGGTTGTATTTTTTCTTGAGCTCCAAAACCTCAAGCTGCTTTTGCGCATCCCGCCGTTCCTGGAACGTCGCGCCGTTTTCTGCCTCCGCCCGCAGCGCATCGCTCTTTTGATCCTCGAGTTGTTTCACGACGCCGGCATGATCGGCGGTTTTGAGCGCCGCCAGCTCGGCCAGGGCGACGGCCCGCTCAGCGGGCGTGAGCTGCTGTTTGAGCAGGTCCAGGAGTTTCTTCTGCTCATCGTTGTTCGCCCGCGCCGCTTCGAGGCGTTTGAGTTCGGCTTCGGCAGCCTCGTCGCCGGCGTCGGCCGCGTGTTTGAGCGCATCGACCTGGCCGTCCTGCAGCGTCTTTACGACCGATTCCTGCTGCGTTTTCCTCGCAAGCGCCGCCGCCTCTTTCGCGTCGGCGTCGATGGCGATGGATTGCTCGGCCGCAACGCGCCTGAAATCAGCGGCATCCTTGTCGGATGCACCTTTGAGCTGTTCCTTCAGCGCCTTGGCGATCGCGTCTTTTTTGTCCTGGGCATTTTTCTCGATCAGCACCAGCTCCGCGCCGAGACTGTCCCCCAGATCCTTCAGCTCTTTCGCCCGCGCGTCCTTTTTTCGATCGGCGATCGCCCGGTCGGAATCGGCGTCGAATTCGGCCATCCGCTGGGAATGTTCTTTTTGAAACTGCAACTGTTCGGCGGCGTTCAGCTTTTTGGTGTCGGCCTGCTCTGTATCGAAATCCGCGTTGATCTTTTTCTTTTCTTCGTTCGCGGCTTTCTGAAGCTGCTGCTCGGCGCGGAATGCCATCGCCGGCGACATGTCTTTGTCGGCCCGGACCTTTGACAGCGCCTCATCGCGCTTTTTGTCCGATTCTTCCAGCGCGTCCCGTCGCTTCTTTTCCACCTCGGCCAGGCGATCGGCCTGCTGAGTTTTCTGCTCGTACGCCTTGGCCGCATCGCCCTCGAGTCCGACCTTGCCGGTTTCCTCGGCAATGTGATGGCGCTCATCGGCGATCTGTTTGAGAAGCGTCTTCTGCGTGGTGAGCGTGCCGGCGATGTAGTCATCGACGGCCTTGGTGACAGCCAGTTCTTTGTTGATCTTCTGCGCGTAGTTCAGATCATCGAGCCCGATCAGCTTGCCAAACCCGCTGTTTGCAAGCCCGTCGAAACTCGCCAGGAGGTCCTTGATGTCGCGGCCCGCAGAAATGAAACCGCCGATGACCGGGATCCCTTTAGCAAGGCTCTCGACCATCTCGCCGCCGGAGATCTTGCCGGCTTTCCACTGTTCGGTGAGGTCCTTCGCCTGCGCGGCGGCTTTGCCAAGTTCACCGGCGATGAGCGTCAGCCCCAGCACAGCGCCGCCGCCCTTGAGCGTTTTGCCGAGCTGACCCAGCGGTGATCGTGCGCCCAAACCCTCTTTGAGATCCTTGAGCACGCCGCCGCCGGCGTCTCCTTTTCCGCCGGATTCCTGAGCTTCCTTGAGCTCCTTCATTTTCTTTTTGATCTGGTCAATAGAAAACGAAGCATCCTTCGCAACGGCGGTGAATCCGCCGTCGCGCATGCGGATTTCGGTTTGAAGGACTTTAACGCCCACGTCCGCCCCTGTTGATTCCGAGCTTGGCTTCCCACCAGTTGATCTCGGCGGTGTAGAAGTCGATCGAGTCTAAAAAGGATTGAGTCTGCGAGAGGCCGCCGCCGTCTTCTGGCGCGATCCCCTGCTCGGTAAACCGCAAAACCCACCGCAGCATCTGCCACACTTCAGCGCCGATCATCTTGCGGGCGCAGCTGGTGATTTCGACGCGGCCGGTGTCATTGCATTCGTCGCAGCCCTGGCCGTTGCAGCCAACGCATTCGATGAGGTTGGGTTGGAGCGGCGTTCCGCAATCGGCTATGCACCTGCCGGTGCGTCGGCCTTCGGCGGAATCCCGCTTGCAGATTTGTCCGAAGTAGACAGCGACCGCAAGACGGATGCTTTTTTTTCGCGCTGGCTCAGCGTCATCGCGCTGCCGAGTTCGCGGACCAGTTCCATGATGTCCGCGCGGCTCAGCAGCGCATCGGCGGTCTGCAGATCGTCGGCGTAGCCGTTCCACGCGACCAGACCCAGCGAGATGCCCTTGCACGCCTCATCAATCAGCACGTCGACATTCTCGGCGGCCAGCGCGGCGTCGAAGTGCGTTTCCATCTTCGCGTGATCCCGCGCCGACAAATACCGAAACACCAGGTATCGCTGATCGGCCTCGGGCAAGGCGCGTTGATCTTCAAGAACGTATTTGAACATGTCAGAGGTGTTGACGGAGAGCCCCATCGGAAAAGTCCTTTAACTGAATGCGATCGACATTTCGTTGTCGCCGGCACTGGTGGCGGTGGCGAGGAAATCCAGGTCATCGGTGACCAGCAGCTCGCGCTGCGCTTCCTGGACGTTGGTGGTCTGGCACTGAGGCGCGTTGATCGTGATGGTGTTGTTGGTAACCGACCCGATAACGGCGTTGAGATTGGCGGTGCCCCCGGCGATCCACAGACCGTAGGCATCCCACGTTGAAACCAGCTCGCCGGCGGGATCGATTTTCCCCTTGCAGTTGCGATCGGTGATGATCGCGCGGCTGTATGCCGACGCCTGGGTGATGTCTTCGATGAGCTTGGTGGTGTTGCCGGCTTCGACGCTGAACTTGCTGATTTTCGGCGTGAACGATCCCAGCGCGAAGGTTGCGGCCGCGAACCGGGGCGGTGTGACGGCGTAGGACGGCAGCGCGACCATCGCGGTGGTGGTCGGAGGCTGCCAGATCCCCTCCAGGTCGAACTTGATCATTGCCGGCTTGCCGTATTCGCCTTCGATCCCGAACGTCCCCTGACAGCCGGCCAGAGACTTGTACCGGCCGTCTTCGTAGATCCCGACCGTTACCGTGGAAAGATTGCTTTGATTGCTGGTGAAGTTGTAGGTGTTGCCGGTGGCAACCATTCCGCAGGCGTTGAGCAGCGGCGCCCAGCCTGGCTGAGGCGTTGTGCCGCCGCCGGCGAGCTCGAAGGAAACAGTCAGCTTCCCCTTCCGGGCACCGGGGACGGCCGGCAGCTTGGAAAGCGATCCCGTCGCCACGCGATCGTGCATCGGGATCTCGGCCTGGATCATCGGATCAAAGCAGAACAGGCTCTGCGCAGAGGTGAGCGCCATCGGCGTTCCGGGCGTTGCTTCGGCCTCGAACGCAAAAACCCGGCGCTTGTAGAGAATAGTGCCCATGCCGCCCCCGAAAAAGTGAACCGTCCACAGTTCTAAGTGGACGGATCGCCGGGTTTGTTGACTCGGCGTTTGCCGGTTCGGTTCTGCTCAGCCGCCGGGCGTAATCGCGATGAACGGTTTATCCAGGGCGGTTCGATAATGAACATCAAACAGGAACGTGATGCCGGCCACGTCGCCGGCGATCGGCGGGAAGTAGAGGGTCGGAACGATGATGGTGTTGAGTGCGAGGCCTCCGCACTGGTAATCGGCCATCAGCGCGGTCCGAAGCGCGGCGGCGATGTCATTGTTGTAGGTGTCGATCGGCGTGGTGTCGTCTTCTGCCGGCATGACGTGCATGACGATCGCGAATGCCTGTTTCTGTTCATCGGAGCCGATCATCGCGTCATTGATGTCTTCGGGCGAAAGCTGAAAGATGTACCCCTGCAGGTGCGCGGGCGGGTTGACCTGCCGCGCCCGGCAAATGCGGAGCTGGTATCCCGCCGGCGTGATCAGATTGGCCACCGTCGATTCACGGTTGAGTGCAATGCGTTCTAAAACCGACTTTCCCATTATTCCCCCTTTAACGCCCCGATCGCCGCGAACGTTGAGTCGATGGCGTCTTCCATGAATTCCTGGTGAACGGTTCCGGCCTTCTCCTGGGCTTCGTAGAAATCGAGCTTTTTTTTCTCGGTCACCGATCGGCGGAGAAAGCCGAGCACAATCTGATTGCCGCTGCCCTTTTTCACTTTCCCCTTTTTGGTCAGGCCGCCAGTTATCTGCACGACGATCGCGCCCGCCGGCGTCGGGATGAACCGCGCCTGTTTGGACGCGATCATGTTCCGTATCTGCGCGGGCGTGAATTTTCGCCTTCCGGATGCGGTGCGACCACCCGCGGTGATGATCGTCAGGTTTTTGCCCTTGCCGGCGATCGTCCCGCCCGTCTGGAAGATGTCGGCCGCGTTCCACCGCGTGTATTCGTCAACGAACAACTTGTTGAACTCCGTCGCCCGCGCGGCGTTGGTCGCTTTGAACCGAAAGCTGTTGGCTGCGCCCTGGCTGGTGACTTTGAATGACCCCTTCACCTGGTCGCGGATTCGGTCGGTGTCGTACCGACCGATCGCAGCGTAGGCGCCGGCTAGTTCCTTCAGCAGTGTCTTTGGCGCAAGGTCCATCGCTCGTTTGAATTCGGCCAGCGTCGCGCCGTCAATCGTGGTGGTGATCATTTGACCCTCAGCGTCCACATGCCGGCGTCGCCGCTGATCACCGTGGTCACCGTGTGCGGCTTCGCGGGTCCACCGTACCGGCCGGAGAGAATGACCTGGTCTTTTCGCCGGTTGATGCTCGGACGCCCCAGCGTGAGATCATTGGCGATGTTGATCTCGACGTCGTCGGTCAACGTTTTTCCGTTCTCTTCAATGACGGCCTGCGGATTGCGATTGACTACCGCGTTGATGTAATAGCGCCCCGTGACGCTCCCGGTGTCGTCGCAGGCGAGATAGGTTATCGGCTCGGCAAAATCGGAAATGAATGCCAGGGCATCCACCTGCAGTTGATCGGGAAACTGGTCGACAGCGAGCCGCTGCGGATAAGTCCCCTGAGCCAGGGCCGCGTCGGTTTCCGCCGGCGTGGCACCCGACTGCAGATAAAGCGTGACGAGATATTCTCCGTCAGGCACCGGCGGGAACGATCCGCCCCAGACGCCGTTGGCAGCGTCGAGGAACATCGGCGTGGCGTAGGTCGACCAATCACCCAGGGCGTAACTTTCAAGGCCACTGCCGTTCCAATACAAATCGGTGTCGGATTGCGCGACCACGAAATAAACCGGTCCTGGTCCAGGGTAATCCAACGTTGAAAGCTGGATGTCTTCGTTCGCAGTCGCCGGCGAAAGGTTTTGCTGATACGCGCCGATCGCCAGGGCCGTGTCGGCAGGCGCAGGCGACCCGCCAACCTGCGCGTAGATCGTCAGGGCATATGTTCCGTTAGGCGCAGGGGGAAAATCCGCCTGCCAGAGTCGGGTTGTCGAATCTAGCGTCAGCGGGATCGCGTAGGACACCCAGTCGCCGGGGCTGTAGTTTTCCAGCGCGGCACCGTTCCAGAACTGACCGCCGAGATTTTGCGACAGAACCGCATACAGCGGAGCCGCGCCGGCGTGGTCGGAAGCGGAGATTTGAATCTCATTAGCCATGTTACAACGTCACCGGCGCGGACACAGCTGAGACGCCGGCGGGCGTCAATGCGTAAATTCGGTATTGAGTTCCGGCCGCAACGTCGTCGACGTCGATCCAGGACGTGGGTGCTGGTGAAATAACCACCTGACCGCCGCCCGTCGTTTTCAAAGCAACAATTGGCCTGCCGTGTACGACCTCCTGAAATGTCGAACCGCCATCCTGTGAGCGCTGAATCGTGTAGCCCAACGCGCCGGTGACGGGTAGCCACGACAGCGACGCTTGGCCGGGAAGCGTGGTCACAGCGGTAGCGGCCAGGTTGGCGGGCGTTATCGGTGGCGGCGGCGTGACGGTAATGGTCGCACCGTCAGTGCTGCTGTATGTCCAGCCGGCCGGGACCGGCGGCGCTACGATCGCACCCGTCTTGCCGGGGTAGATGTAGGATAAATCAACCCCAACAGAAGCTGATTCCGTTGCGATGAAGGTTGACAGGGTTGAATAGGCCGTGAAGGCTGTCACGCCACCGGTGCCGAGATTCGCACACGTCTGCGATGGCGTCAGAGTCGAATCTCCCCAGACCGAATTCCACAGCGCGTTGATGGAAGGCAGCATTACTTTTAGCAATGCCACAACTGCTGAAAAAACAGCGCGTTGAGTGGGGTTTCGGCTGTCTGCTGGCGGCGATGGCGGTGGTATAATGAGGCTCATGATTTTCCTTTAATTTCCAGAGTAAGGCAGGTACTCGACGGTGTCCATTTTGGCGGTGACATCTCCGGCGGTCGCGCCTGTTCCGATCGTGGCCCCCAGGGCCAACGTCTGGGTTATCCCTAGATTCAATCCGCTGATGTCTGTCTCGGTTGGATTAGTTGTCCCGGCAGTCGTCGCGATCGTCGGGTATACGATGCACCGAACGGCGGAGGCCGAGACCCGGATGATCAGACAATCGAGCACTATCATTCCGGCGGCGCTCACCGTTAGCGACTGTGTCCAGATCGTGGTTCCAAACGCTGATAAAGTGACCGATTTTGTGTGGGCGTTGTTGGCCGTAGTGAATGCAAATGTTGCGCGGACCTTATCCTTGTTGGTCACAAGCAAATTAGCGGGCAGCGTGTGCGTAACAAGCGTTTGGGCTGAGGTTGAGGTTGTGCTTTGGGCGTCGGCAAAGGTTTCAAAAAGCGATCCGCCAATAGCTGCATTGTGGCTACTGCCGGCTGCGAAAATTATTGGTCGATCTGTAGAAAACGGTCCGTTAAAGACCGACACTCCGTGACCTGCCACCAGTGTGATGGTTTGGTCCACGTCATCAACCAGCATCGTCGTATTGTTGCCGACACCATTCCAATCACCGATTGTGAGCGAAATCCCTTCGGTGTAGATCGAGGGGTTTATGAAATTGCCGTCGCCATCATCAATGGTGACATTCGACGTAAAAACAGATTTCGGGTTGTTATAAGTGGATTGCGACGAACAAACGCAGAAAAGAGCGCCGCCGATGTTGTCGTCCACGATAACCCAAGCGTTTCCAGAGTCGCCAAAATGCAGATTGGTGTTGTTATCAAAGTAGACCGCACCCTCATTTTCACTTCCTGACAGCTGACCGGCAAAAGCCATATTTCCAGAACCATCATCGAACGTGTTGCCACCTGGGCCGGTTAGCTGGCCGGTTAATGTTCCACCGGAGATAGGCAGGAATGCGCCGCCGGATTGTCCGTTGACCCAACGGCCCGAAGACGCCTGGTATTTCAACACGTCACCGTCCGTCGGCGAAGAAACCACCACGTCCAGCAGATCTTTCAGATATTTGAAGATTCTCGGGAACAACATGACGGCCCCAAAACGAAAAAGGGGACAGGGTTTTAAGTCCTGTTCCCCTTCGGTCCCCACCTAAGAAGTTTGCCCTGTCGATCAGGTCAACAGCGTTTCGGTGTTGCTGATCGAGTCCGTCGGGATGATCGGGATGTTGAACGCATCCTGCGGGAACGGCGCTGGCGCACCCGTCGGATTGGTTGCGGTCCGCGATGCCTGCAGTTGCTGAAGCGATCGACGGGACATCGCAATATGCGTCGGACCAAAGCCGGCTGGGAAAAGCGAAATCCCCTGCGAGATCAGTTTGTCGGTGACGGTATGGCCGGTCTCGGCCGTGATATTCCCGATCCGCACCGCGCTGTAGTTGCCGCCGACCTGCAGTGCCAGGTAAGCAGTGATTGGGGTCAGATACGCCGGAAAGTAATTCGCCGGCGTGGTGTCGTCGGGCTTGAGTGTGACGACCGTGTCACCGATCGCGATCTCGCCCGAGTTCCCGATGATGGCAGTCACCCCCGTTTCATCAGGTGCGCTTCGAATGAGCCAGATGGACGACCCGGTCGACGCGGCCGTCCCGCCGGCGTTGACCACGAGCGAACCCGCGGCGGCGTTGTAGTTGGCCAGATCGGCAAATCCAACGAACCCGGCGGCGGCGCCCGCAGCCTGGCCGTACCAGATCTGCTGCTCGAACTGGAAGAACGCCTGTTTCAATTGGCTCAGGGATTCGCGCTCGACGAACGCCTCGGCGCCATATCGGTACGACTGCGCGAGAGGCACGTCCACGACGAAGCTGGCGTCCATCAATGCCAGGGCGAGAGAGACTTCGCTATAACCCGAGGTGCTGTTGGCGCGGCCCGTATTGACGGCGCGGAAGCCGGGCGACGGAGCGCCGGTTTGCTTGATGTACTTGTGATTCGTGCCGTTGCTGGCGGTGGTGGCATGGAGAGCGCCAATGACCGGCGCTGCGTTGAGCAGATCGGTGATGCCGTTGTCACGGGCATTCATGTCGTTCAACAGAACCATCTCAGCAAGCGTTGCGTATGCAGGCATTTGTCCCCCCGGACGTGCGTGTTTTTCTTACGACCAACTTCGCGTTGGCTTTTAATTTCGGAACTTGATGAACGACTTCTTCTCAGCGCCGCCGTCGCGTTTCTCAGAGGAAGCGACGGCAAGAGCAGACTGGCCGCCCGCTGCCGGTGCGGGCTTCGCCGCGGCCGCTTTCGCATTCTTCAACTCGCCGGCCAGCACTTTCGTGAAGGCAACCGCGGCGGTTGCCTTGTCAGCGCCGGCTTTGAACTGCTCCAGGACAAAGCCCGGATGCTCGGGCGCGATCTCGGCGATCTGCGCGAGGCGAGTTCGCTCGGCTGTGATTCCTTCGGCGCGAGCCGCGGCAATCTGCGATTCGACCGTGGGAGTTTGCACGGCGGCTGTTTGGACGGCAGGCGGTTGGACAGGAGGCGTTTCAACAGCCGCGGCAGCGACCGGAGCGGCTGCTTCAGCGTGCTTGGCGCCTTCCGCCACTGCGGGATCGGCCGCGGCCTGAGGTTTGGGGTCCTCGACGACGGGCGCGGCCCCGGCGACCGGCGCCGGTTCGGCAACTTTCGCTACCGTGCCGGTTCGTGTTCCACTGAATGCGCTGATTTTTCCCGCCATCACGACCCCCGATAATTGTTCGAACACCTCTTCGATCGAGGCGATCCCGTCGACAAGTCCGAGACTGAGTACTTCGTTTCCCTGCCACACCTGGCCGGTTGCCAGCGCCATTGCCTGGTCGTTTGTCATTCCACGGCCTTCGGCGACGGCATCGACAAACATCGCGTAGATCGCGTCGATCCCCCTCTGCTGGTCATCGACCTGGGCCTGGGTGACCGGCAATCCATCCACGCCCATTCCCTTGAAAGCGCCGGCTTTCACAAGCGTCACTTTCACGCCGTTCTGCGCGTAGAGTTCAGAGCGATCGAGCAAAACGCAGTAGGCTCCGATCGATCCCACCCGCGCGGTGCTGTTGCAAAAAACCTTGTCGGCCTGAGCGGCGATCCAGTACGCCCCGCTGCAGCAGGTGTCGCTGATGTAAGCCCACACCGGCTTGCTGGAGCCGGCAACGACATCCGCCAGGTCCGCGGTCCCCGGGACTTCGCCCCCCGGCGAGTCCACAACTATCAGAGTGGCAAAAACGCTCGGATCGTTGACCGCCTGCTGCAAATTTTGTTTCGCTGTGAGAGTGGAGGATCCACCGAACAGCCAGGAGTAGTAGTTGTCGTACTTCAGCAGCGGCCCGGTGAGATAAATGATCGCGATGCCGTCCTGCACGTCGTAGGGTTTGGGATCATTCGGATCATCGGTGTCGGTGCTGAAAGCGGACGCGCGTTGCGCGATCGCCTGCAGCTTCGACTCTTCCATCGCCCAGTGATTGTTGGTGAGAAAGGGGTTAATCATCGTCAACGTCCTCCGGGTCTGCGTCGGGATCGTCCGGGATCTCGTCATCATCCTCTTCGTCGATGCTGTCGGATGGATCTGCCGGACTGGGCGTCGGCGCCGGAGCGTTGGGATCCTTCATCGCCGATGTCGGGTTCACGTACTGCATGAGAGCCTGGCTGTGCAGGACCGGGATGCCGGCAGCGGCGAGCTTCTTGAGTTCCAGCGCACGCCGGGTGATCTGAACGTCGATGTCTTTGCCGTGCGCCTGCAGCAGGTCTTCGAGCGTGTCCATGTTGGTGTCCATCGCCATCTGGATCGCCTGCAGCTCCTTGATCGGATCGAGAAATGGCCAGGGCTGCGCAATCCACTTGTGGCTGAACGCGTCGGGATTTTCTTCCAGCAACCCTGCCTTGATGAATTTGCTGATGCGCCACTGGTAAACGCGCTTGAGGTAAGAATCGATGAAGAACTGCTGCCATCCCTGGAATTTCCGGTACGCCTGGAGCATCGCGGCGCGGCAACTCGCGTAGCTGGTCTTCGAGAAGTCCAGCAGTACGAGTTCCAGCGGCATTCCGAACGGCAGGCCGGCCAGGCGGACCATCGCCGTGAGATTCTGAGGGAAATTGTGCCCTGGATTGGCGGGATTGATTGGCGTGATCGTGTCGCCATCGTCCAGATACTGCACCATGCCTGGCTCGATGTTCACCTGCGCCTGGGTCTGGCCGGCCGCGTTGGCGGCGTTGTTGCCCCAGAGTCGTGATTTGTCTTTCTTGGTGATCGCCAGGCCAAAGCATGCGGCGATTCGAGCGGCCATCAGCGTGGCGATCTTCCAGCCGGCGATCTGGTCGAGTAGCTCGAAGATCGTGCTGTAAATGGTGACGCCGCGGATTTGCCCGAACCGCTGGCGAAGCGCAACGAAGATGAAATCTTTGGCGGCGACGCGGACCGACTTGGGTTGACCTTTGTCGGTCTGATCGTCTGATGCCGGCAGCACGTTGATCCAGAATGCGGTGGGCTTTCCGTAGGCGTCAGTCTCGACGCCGAACAGGATGTTGCCCGACTGATCGGTTTTCTTATCGGGATCGGTGATGAGGTCCGATTCAATCCCCTGCAGGAAGCCGTCTTTGTCCAGGACAACGCCCACGTCGCCGTCACGGAGGGCCGAGCGCATGACGGTCTTTTGATGTTCCACCCAGCCAATGCCGGAGATGTCGGCGGATGGGAACCAGGTTTCCATCAGCTTTTTGGCCTGAGTTCGCCATGCAACGTTCTTTGCTTTGGTCCACGCCGGGTTGTTTGCAGTGACCTGAAGCTGGAAGCCCTTGGGACCGACGATGTTCTCCACGCTCCGGGAAAGCAGCGCCTCGGCGATTTCGTTGTTTTTTTCGAGCGTGCGGGCGCGGTTGCGCATCGACTTGAGCGCAACGGCGGACGCATAGCGGAATGCGGGATTGGTTGGTGAAATGAACCAGGGCGTGCTAGTGCGGGTGGACATCGCACCCGCGTAGGGTCCGTAGTAGGAACCCGTGCCCGTGCTGGAATCGTCGGCCAGAAACTTCGCGCGTTCGCGATTGAGCAGCCGGTCGAACCCGCGCTTGGGCGAGATCCAGGAGATTGCTTTGTCGAGCAGATTCAAGAATGCCCCCCGGCATCGGTTAGACAGGATTGTTGAAGCTCGCCAATGCCAGCCCGGTTCCGGTTTGATCGCCCGCGGCCTGCGCGACGCGCTGCTCAAGCGCCAAGACCATCGTCCAGACGGTTTTCAGATCGGCGCGCGTCATCGTGCGGCCGTTGATGCTGTAACTTTGGCCCTCGGCGATCGCACCCATCGCGTTGCGGTACAGATCCAGGAGCTGCTGGTCAGAAAGCGACGCCATACCTCATCCCCCCTTGTCTAAGTGGACGGGTTGCTCGAACGGTTGACTCGGAGCCACTTTTTGGTGTTGCCGAGCCAGGATGAACTGGGACGCAGCGCTTGGTTGCGGAGGTTTTTCCGCTGCGCCGCCGCGTCGTCTCTGATCTTCACAAGCGTGGCTTCATCAGGCAGAAGATTCGCCTGGACAAAGTCGGCCGCCGCGAGCTGGTAGACTTCGCAATCGAACCGATGGTTGGGTGTGCCCGATGAGATCTTCTGCCAGATCGACTTGCCGCTCTTGCGGTCAATCACCTTGTGCTCCGATGCCATGTGGCGGAGGTATTCGGGACTCGCGCGGTTGTTGATCAGCCACTTGCCGGAGTGACGGAGCGTCGCCAGCTTGGTTTTGTAATACTGGGTGTCGATCGTGCCGACGTTGACGCCCAGTTCCTGACTGACCATCTTCCAGGTCATCACTTTCGACGGGAAATAGTCTCGCGCACCCAGCGTGGGCTTGATCCGCCCATCGCTTTTGCTGAATTCGTAAACCTCATCGGTTCGGTAGCCGGCGTCGATGAACAGCGTGTCAACGCTGAGAACCTCTTCAGATGCTTCGATCTGAAAAACCGAATCCAGGCAAATCTTGGTGATGTCACCAAAGGTCGATGCCTCGCCTTCGTGAACAAGCTGGCTGCGGTCATCGCGGCCGTGGGCACGGATCACGAAATCCAGGTGCGTATCATGGACGTCGACGGTTGCCAGCAGCACACCGGCCCACTTGGGCACGATCCCGGCCGGCGGCGCTGCCGCCGCCAGTTCCGGTGTGAGCTCATCGAACTTCACCGCGCTGTCGAGGTTTTCAAACACCTCGCCGAGCCACTGATTTTTGAACTCCATCATCGCGCCGTAGTCGCCCAGCGACCTGACGAACTGGGCGGCCATTCGCGAGAACGAAACCCACGGCGAGTACATCGCACTGATTTGAAAGCCCACGCGCTTCGCCACCGGGCGGTTGCCGAGCACGCGGCCGGACTTGTCGATCGTCTGATTGTCGCTCAGCCAGACGCCCTGCCTGAGCATCTGAGGTTTTTGTTTTTCGAGGATCGCACCCTTGCAATGCCGGCATTCGTAAAACGCCGCGTCGGTCTCCAGGATGAAATCAGCTTTCCGCGCCCGGTCCTGGATCGCTTTGATCTCATCGCTGTCAAAACGCAGTTGGCCAAACGCCAGCGTCTGGTATCCGTTGCAATAGGGGCAAGGAACGTGGAATTGCCGGTGATCGCCGCATTCGCTGTAGGCGACGGCGATCGCCCCGTCGGCGGTTGTGGGCGACGAACCCATGATCACCCGGGCCCGGTGCTGGAATGTGCTGGTGCGCTTCCTCGCCAATGGGATCGGAGCGGCATCCCGCCCGGAGAAGCTCTTGTATTTGTCGACCTCGTCGAGAATGACATATCGGCAGGCCCGCCGTGCCAGCGACTGCGCGGAGCCAGACCAGCCGAGATAAATCGGCATGGTGTCGAACAGGATGGCGTGTTTGGTGATCGCCTGGCCGTCGTCGCAGAGCAGCTCCTGCAGGCGCGGGCAGTTTTCGATGAGCGGCCGGAGTTGTTCTTCCACAATGTTGCCGGATTCATCCTCGCTGGGCATCACCAGCAGCATCGGGCCGGGTTCCTGATCTACGCACCAGCCGATCAGATTCTGGATCCCGGTGGTGAACGCGATCTGCGCGGCCTTGATGACCACGATTTCTTCAACGCAGTCTTCCAGGACCGCGTCGATAATGCCCGCCATGTAGGGAACGCGATCGCCGCGATACCTTCCAGGCTCTGCGGCAACGCTGCCTGGCAGATAACGGTTCTCATCCCCCCATTCTGAGGGCGTAACCCGCTTGCGCGGCGCGAGCGCCGCCGATTCCCGTTCGGTGAATACCCCCACGATGCCCCCCGGCATTGGCCAGAATCAAACGGTGGCGATCCGCTCAATGATGGAATCGAGCCGCCGGCACATCTGATCGACGGCGATGGTCAGCCCTTCGGCATCGGGATGCCCCGTGATTTCTTCGAGCAGAAGCGTCAGCAGCTCAGTTACTGCAGGCCGGAGCTTCTCCTTGAGGGTCTGGGGCGCCGCGGCGGTCGCTGGCGACGCGGGTGCGTCGGTTTTTCCGATCGTCGCCACTTCAGTGTCTTTTTTCTTTGCCATCTGGCTCTCCCTGGTAAAAATGCAGGCGCGTGGATTCGAACCACGACCCCGACCTTGCCATGGCCGGATGCTACCGTTGCACTACGCCCGCGATAACTCAGCCAACACTTCAATGATCCTGGTCTGCAGCACCGCTTCGATCGTCGGAACGGTCAACCCAGCCAGGCTGGGCGCAACCGCGGCCGGCAGCGCCGCGAATTTGCTGCGAATCAGCGCAAACTTCTTCACGTTGTTGCGCTCCTGTTCCTGCCGGTCGACCAGAAGCCCGCGTTCTTTCGCCGATCGCATCTCGTGGAGCTCAGCCATCGCTGTTTCTTTCCGCAGCTTGGCTTTCTGGAGCTGCTCGGTGATCGGACCGCCCGGCCGGCCGACAGCGCCGGTGATGTTCTTGGACTTCATCCAGGCGGCGACTTCGTTCTGATCGAACTTGTTTTGTTTGCCCTTCCCCTTTGTTTTCGGTTTGGTGCAGGGGCACCCCTTGCGCACCCAGCTCGCCAGCGTCTGGCGATTGATCTCGAAGGCTTCGAGGATGTCGGCCGTTGTTTGTTCGCGCTTCATCGCTTTGCCAGGTTGAAGAAAAAACGCTCGTTCACCACGACGCGCAGACCACGGAATCTTGATGAAAACGGCACCCACGTTTTTTCGCTATCGTGGTATTTGAGAGACAGGCCAAAAGCGGAGATGCGCAAGAAGCCGGCCGATCGCGCGAACCATCGATTGGTCCAGGGCATTGCGGCCTGCGAATCTTTCCGCATTTGGTCGCAGACAAGCGAATAAAGCCGGGAGTTCCACATTGCATCCAGCATTTCCCCGAAGGACTTGGGCGGATCTCCCCACGTCCGCAGCGGGTCGGAAGGCGGCGCCACCGGCAGATCGATCCGCTTCCACGCAGAGTGATGCCCGCAGAGGATCCTGCAGTTGCGCGGGTTAATCCGTCCAAAGTCGATGGAGTTCATCGCCGTCTCGCTTCGGGTCTGAACTTGCCGCGCTTGCGCCAACACTTTTTGCCCGTGGATTGAGGTCCACGGGTTTCGATGCCGCGCCCCATGAAGGTGTGCAAGCTGTTGCTTGAAAGGCCGCCCGGCGCGTAGGCCGCCCAAGTGACGCCCAGAAGGCGGAAGAAAAGATCGGACAGCGGGTTCCGGTCAATGGCTCTTGGTTCTTGCGACATGGTGTTCCTTTAGGCGGATCGCGTGAGCGCTGTAACGCGGTAGCCGACAATTCCCGCCGAGGCGGCGAGTTGAAGGTTCTGCGCGGAGCCGCCGGTGACGGGCAGCCCGGCGCCGTTGAAGGTTTGAGCCCAGCTATCGGTTGGTGTAATCGCGAGCTGCGAAGGCAGCGCTGCAAAAACAGGGTTTGACCCCCCACCTGGCGTGAGGGTTCCAGTTGAGAGATTCGTGTTTGTGTTGGTGATGATCAGTGCCGTGACATGCGCGACGGTGAGCGAGGCGCCCATCACATCCACCAGCGATGCAACGTTGATCACCACAGGCGTGCCCGCTGAGACGTTGCCCACCGTTGTGTATGACCCGTCCGACTGGCCGACCGCTGACCCGAAGGTCATAGACACGTTGTTCTGATCGGCGATGAAAGTGTTTCCACTCACAGTGGGCAACGATGACGCGATCGCAGCCTGAATCTTGAGGTTGCAGGAGATCGATGAGAGGATGCTGCCCATTTTTTGCCCTTGTTGATGTATTAATTAGCGCCGAATTCTTAAATCGGCCGACCAAATGGCTCGCCAACCGTTATGGTTTTTGCCTCGGGAGAGAACCTATGCCCCCTATGTCTCCGCGTCATGTTGTCACACGTCATTGTGGCAGCCTTTCGCGGCGTCCCGCATTGCGAATCTCGGCGACCAGAAAGTCAAATAGGACAGCGACTCCCGTTCCCACGAACACCGGATGAGGTGCTCCGCATGCGATCGCAATCACCGTGACGACGGCCGAAACCAACATGCTTTCGATGATCTTCATGGGCAACTCATCTCCAGACTGAGGCCGCGCAGATGTGCGATTGCTTCGCGGATGCGCTTCCACACCGCATGCGTGGTGATTCCTTCGGCGGCCGCGATGACCGACGCGCTGTTGCCGGCAAGATGGAGGTCCACGGTCCGGCGCTCCTTGGGTGACAGCGATGCCATGTGCGTGTGAAGAAAGTCAGCGCCATCGGGTTCACTTGGTGGCAACTGCGCTTCGCGCTCATCAGACAGCTCACAAGGCATCGGACGTTTCTTCAGCAGGAGATTGAACACGGCGCGTTGCATGCAAGCGCGAAGAATGCGGCGCTTGGTGCGTCTGTTTTTGGCTTCAGCTTTTCTCAGCTCTGCGAGACCGGCGACGTACGCCTGCTGCACGCAGTCTTCGGCGCTTTCACTATCCCCGCGGTTGGGCTTGATTTCCGAAACCACGTATTTCGCGAAGCCGATCAGCTCGATGTCATTCATTGGTTGCCTGACTTGAGCGCGGCGCCCATCATCACGTCGTGATATGGCTGTTGAACCGCGCCTTTTTCATCGAACGGGGACGCGGCATCACTCGGATCGCCTGGAAGGAAATAAAGTGGGAACGAAAGCGACATGATCGGCCGCTGACGAAGCAAACCAATCGCTTTGACCTGCTCGGCGGCCCAGATCGGGGGCGACTTGCTGGCCGGCCGCGTTCCCCATTCGGTCATCGCCAGCGGTTTGCCAACCGCTGTTGCAACCAGTTCGGCGGCGTGGGCCGCGGCCGCCACCTGCTCTGCAGAACCGACGTAGCTGTGAATGTTCACAAAATCGCAGAATTTATACGCGCCCAGAGTCTGGAGATTGGTGACCCACGACAGGCTGTTCAGCGTCGAGGGCGCGATTACCAGGTAACCCTTGGCGTGGAGAATCGGATAGGCAACTTCCATCAGATGCGCGAGCTGCTGAACGTTGCCGGTGTAATAAGTGCCGGTGTTGACTTCGTTGCCGATCTCAACGTAGGCAGCGCCAGTGATAGATGGGGGCGGAATCGCCGAGCACCAGCCGGACCAATCCGCATCTGATGGCGCCGATCCGCGCGGCGTTGAGTTCTGGAAGTTCGCCACCAGGATCACTTTCACGCCGGCCTGATTCCAAGCAGGCAGATAGTGATAGTAACTCGCCGGCTGATGCGTTTTGAACGTGCCCTCCGTCCAGACGCGCAGCCTCGTGATTCCGGCCGCTTTGCAAAACGACAAATATTGCGGATGCGTCGAAAGATCGATCAGCGGATCGCTGACGCCGGCAGCGTTGATTCCTATCACGCTCGGAGTGACCTGGATGAACGGGGATCCGCTGAAAGACAAAAGCGAGATGTTGCAGAAGCCGCCTGCTGGCGAAAGATAACGAACATATCGAACCGGCGCCGTCGACGTCAGCGAATAGACACCAAATGCAGCCGGCGGTGAGTCGATTTTCAAAAGCGTGATCGCATCGGAGAAATCCGGCGAATTAGCGCCTTGAAAGATGCCGCCAGCCATGCGCTGGCTAAAACCCGGACGTGGCGCGAATGAAACCGCACCTGGCAGAAATTGCGAATGCAGGTCATACCCAACCCAAGCGCCGTCGGCCGTTGGCGCGTCGAAATAATCGCCTTTGATTCCGTCGACGGCCTTCGCGATCGTGTTGCCTTTGGATTGCCAGCTTCCGGGCGTGCCGATCAGATCACCGCTCAGGCGCGTCGTCGGCAGCGTTGCCGGCGCCGCCGCTGCGTGGGCCAGGTGAATCGTCAGGATGATCAGAATCGCGATCAATCGTCGCATGGCGAATTTCCTCATGATGGTCGAAGTTGGGATCGATGCCGTGCATCCGAAGCAGCTCGCCGCGGAGAGCTGCTAAATTTTCCTGCTTGTTGCGCTCGTGTTTGAGCTCAATCACTTCGGTTTTCAGCCGGATGTTTTCACTGGTGGCGATCTGCAAGGCGCTGGTTGCACTTGCAAGCTGTTCTTCCAGATGTTTGATGCGCTCTTCCTGCTCGGCATTCTGCACGCGCAGCGACCCGACCGTGCTTTCGAGGTTGCGGATGCGTTGCAGCAAGCCTCGAATCTCCCCCATCAACGAAACAACCGCTTTAACCGCGGCAGCAAACGCCGTGAGAACGCCGATCGTCCAGTGAACCGCCTTGTTTTCAGACATCTCGCCCCCGCGGATCCCCGATCAGCTTGCAGCCGGCTGATCGAGGCCCAGTTCGTTCAAAAGATCTCCCACGGCCTGCGACCACGGGACGGCGGGGTTTTTCCAGGACAGCGCATCGGTGAAGATTTCACGGATGCCCTGATGAGCGGTCAGAACTTTGTCAGCGGCGGCGTTGGCAACCGCTGTCATATTGGTGACAGCGTCGCTCTTTTTCTTCGCGAGCAGAGCAAGGCCGGCAGAGGTGAGTCCGAACAGCCCGACCAATGATTCAAGTCCCACCTTCACCGCGCCGACGGCCGGAGCAGCACCGGGAATCAGTTCTTCAAGAATTCCCACCGCCGGCTGCGTGGTTGCATTCGCAACCTCCTGAGTTCCCTGCTGCAGCTTGGCGGCATCAGCCGATGCGGTCTGCAGTTGTGCCGACGTGCAGCCGGCGACCAGGCCAATAATCAAAATCGAGCAGGTGAGTAAAATGGATTTGATCCGCATGCAGCGCCTCGGTTGGTGTGAATCCTGTTGCAAAAGCCCTCACTGCTTGGATAGCGGCAATGCGATTTGCATCGAACTTAATTCTCCGTCAGGATCGATCTGATCTGCGCGATTCCAGCTGCGATCCACTTGCGCACCGCAGCTTCGGACACGCCGGCAGAATCGGCGATCTCCTGATTCGTCTGCCCGTTGCTCCAGGCGATCAATGCGCTGCGAATCTTGGGTGAAAGCGCGGCGACGTGAACGTCGAGAAAATCGCGCTGCTCGATGACCGTCGTAAAATCGGGAGCCGCGGCCGCTGGCGCAGCGCGGTCAGATGGACTGGAGGACTTCGTAGCCAATGTCCGCCTCTCTGATCGGACGCCGCTTGCAGACCAGGCGGTAAACGGCCGATCGCATTGCCAGAAAGAGTATGTCTGAAGAGGTGGGACGCTGACCGGCGCTGCGCGTGGCCAAAAGCCCGGCCAGATAGGCCGTTTGCCAACAATCATCCCGGTCGCTTCCATGCGGCCGCACCTGCGCAACCACGGCGCTTGCAAGCCTTCCAAGCCTGTCCACAGCAAACTCCGATTCACAAAACTGCCCGGTCCCGATCGCTGAAGCTGCTAATTGCAGCAATTATACGGTCTACGCGCCCAAGATGATCGAAACCGCATCCGCCGTGGCCACCGCCGGCGTCGCCGCGGTTACCTGGTCGTGATACAGATCTTCGTCAAAGGGCTCGTTTTTGATTTTTGCCAGCTCGGCCGCAAGGCGCGTCGCTTCGTCTTTCCACGCCGGCACGCGCCGATCGGAGCCCTTGAACACAATCACTGCGCTGCCTTGCTCAAAACGGCCCCCGGCGGCCTTGCGGCAGCGCATGGCGACTTTGATTTCATTCCAGGCTTTATAGAGGTCGGTTTGCAGCGCTGAGAGAATGCCGGCGGCGTGGATCAGATCCTGAGGAAGGATGACAGTGACGGGCGTGTCCTGGATGGCGGTCTTGAGGCCGGCGAGGTAATCCCGCGCTCGCGATCGCAGCTCAGTGAAAGTGGTTGCGTTGGTGAGACCCGCCGGTGCTACGGCGATTGCGGTTTTGGGGCGGGGTTTGGCCGGTGGTCTTTTTGGAGTTGGCACATCGAAGTGGATAGCGGCGCGATGGCCAGGTTCGAACCGGGATTTTCCGGCGGGCGCCCTGCCGGTCGATCGTCAACAACCCGGATCTCCCAAAGCCGTGCAATTTCCCGCAATCCGTGAGCTGCATTTACCAGGCCGGCTTCGCCCACCATTTTGGCAATGTGACGAAGTTCGGTGACGGTCTCCCTGGCTAAAGCGGCGGTGTCGCGATTCATTGTTTCACCGATTGCATCGCGTGTCGGACGGCCGCCAGCTCCACCGGCGAAACGTCCCACTCAGCCAGGATCTCCATCAACGAGCCGGCGACGGGGCGCAGCAGGTAAGGATCGACCGGGGGCGACGGATGCCAGTTGGCTTCCCAGAGAAGAAAGTAATTTGAGAGATTGTGACGCGGACGAACCGGAAGCGGTATGAACGGAGTCAGCGCCTTGATCGAAAGCCTCGATAGTTTTCCGGTGAACGAGAGCGCTGGAAGCGTCCATCGGACGCGCTCATCTGTAACGCGGCGGCGCTCCGGATTGTAGATGTAATGACAACCGCCCGTTAATTGCCATTCGCCTTTGCCGGTAGCAACGTCCCACGTGTACGTTGTTTGGGCTTGCCAATGACACTCAGAAACATGCGCCCGCGAAATCGCCAGCTTGGGCTGGCCGGCGAGATTGAGGCCCGCGGCGACGATCGCCGCATTAACCTCCAGCAGTCGACCGCCCCGCGCGAGCACCTTATAGCCCCGCATCACGTCGAGATCGATCGTCGTCGCTGCTCTGGGGTTCGCCTCGATCGCCCGCTCGTAGGATTCCAGCTTTTCAAGTGCGGCCGACTGCGTCATCTCGATGGTTGTGCTGTTCATCTGTCACCAATTCCTTTTTTTGTTGCTTCATCGGCCGTTTCTGAGATACTTCGCTTCTCCGCCGGTTTCCCCGGATGAGGTTCCCCCCCTCCTCATTCACCCGGCGGATTTTTCTTGCGCCGCGGGAGCGAAGGCCTCGTCCGCGGCAACCGATTGCTTGATCTGAATCAACTTGGCCTTAATGAGGATCGCCCGATCAGACCGAAGTACCTGAGCTTTGTTGAGCTGACTTATTCGATCCTGCATTTTCTCCAAGGAGCCGTTGGCCTTTTCTTTTGTGGGTTGCATCATGATTTCCAGCATCGAGATGCACGAATTTTCCATGAGGGGCCTTTGCAGCCATGCGTCCACCGCGTCCAAAAGTAAATCAAGTTCCTGAGTTGTGAGTTCCGCGCTTTGCATTGTGTTGCCTTGGTGAATGGTTAAACGGTGGTGACTGCAATTCCAGGATAAAGCGATCGCACCAGATGCTCGGCGACTTTCGCCGCGGCGTCCCTGTTCGCCGGCGTGTCGGCCGTGTTGAGAATGTGAAGCATTTCTCCCACGTCGATATGCAGACTCTCATCTTCCGCATCATAAGCCGCAGGAGCGATCCGCCGGCAACCCGGGAAATGTAAGGTCGTCACCATTAGCGCTTTCATCGCGTTTGAAAACGCCTGCTCGTAGCCTTTTCCGACGCGCTGATACAGACTCACGCCGATCGCCGGCTTGAGCTGGGCCCAGCAAGGCCGGCAGAGTGTCTGGCCGCTTTGCTTGCCTCTGCTGCATGACGGGCACACCGTCGATCGCAGACTCGTCACCAGCAGCTTCATGGGGATTTTTGAAAAGTCGTCAGTGATCATCAGTTTCTTTCCTCAGGTAAAAAGCTCCGTGTGAAAAGAGCCGCTCGCAGCGGCATTCCCATTTCGTTGGCCATCGCACGTGCCTCGCTGGCGAAGATCTCGAGTCGATCGCGGCTGTCGGCGATCATGGGCTGAGTTCCACCAGGCACAACGCGGCGCAGCACGCCCTCATCTCCATCGGGATCCACGACGACCCACGCCCATAGCTCGGCGACCTTGCGGCTCATTCTCCGTGCTCCTGGATGATCACCCGGGCAGATCCCGGGATTTGATTTGCCATTACTCCGGCGACGTGGCGCAGTCCGCCAGCCGACATTCCCTGCGCCACGATGACAATCATTTCGTTATTTGCCATCGAGAGAAAAGGACCATCGTCTCGGACCTCCAGATGAGAAGCTCTCTGCTTTTCCATCAGCTTTCCCGCCATGAAGAACAGCGCCCTGCAGGCGTCGCGGGCGCTCAGGTGGTCGAGCAGGACGCCAATCGTCAACTTTGCTTCATCGATCGTCATGAGCGCCTCCGTTTTGGTTTGGTGGCCAGCGCCAACTGGCCGGCCTTCATCTTCGACATTTCGAGCAGATCAATATTTCCCTGGATCGACGCGGCGATCTCATTCAGATTCTGCAGCATCGGCGGATTCTGATCGGCGAGTTCCCGGCAGCGGTTGATCCAGATCTGGCTGTACTTCAAACAGCCGAACATGGCAGCGCGGCGCTCTCGCGGGGCCATCGGCTGCGGTGGTTTAGCGAGTTTCATGCTCATGCGGCTCTTCCGCGATAGCGTTTGGACTCCGGTGCCGCTTCCCAGCTCGGCATTCTCATCCCCTGGCCATCGGAGCGGTGCATCGCCGGCATCAGTCCCCGCACGTCGGCGAGACTCTCAGCCAGGTCGAGCATCTCGCGAGATTGAAGGATCGCACCGATCAAAGGTTCGCCGCCATGACTCTGCATCAGCACCAGGGCACAGCCCACGCAGTTCATCAGGCGCGTCACCGCGGCGATCGCACGCCGCCGATCGACGGCGCAGCTCGCCGGCTCCCAGCCGATTCGCACCACGTTGCCGGCTTCATCAAGCTCGTGAATCACTCGCGCTCCCTGGTCCATTATCGCCCCTTTGTTAGTTCCGCTCCGACAGCGGCCGCGGCTTGGCGCCGCGTTTAAGTTGATCCTCCATCGACGGCACCCATTCATCGGCACGCGCTCTGCAAAACAAATGATCGAATCGTTTGAACTTTGTCCTTACGTCCACCGATGCCGGCAGCGAGAGCGTCATGGCAATCACCTGGTTAACCACGCCAATAGCCTCAAGCTCGTTCTCCTGATGGCCGCTATCAGAGGTCCATCCGCTGCCGCCGCTCTTTAGGGTGAGAGTCAGCGCGTCGAGGTTGGTGTGAAATGCCCGGAGGTGAGCGCCTTTTGGCTTGACGTATTTAACCGGACCGTCTCTGCTCCCGATCGAAAAGAATTCGATCTCGCAGATCATGAGATGCGCCAGCTTTTGAATTTCGTCGATTCGTTTAAGGTCCAT